CATAGGACTTGTGCAACGGTGTCCTGTAAGTATGTTTTGAACTAAAAGTTCTTGTAAACTTAAAAATAACTTATCTTGATTTGATACGCTTATAGGTGTTATAGTCGGTTCTCTATCTTTACTATCTGAGAAAGTAAGTACAAATTTACCTGCGTTAGAAGCACCTGAAAATTTATCTGCTATTTGTCTTTCTACTTGTACTCTTTCTTCTCTTGTTGGCACTCCGTTATTAAAGGAAATAAAATAACTTCCTGCAAATCCGTTCTTTATATTTGACAAGTGAAATTCACCTACATATTGGTCAATCAAAGCCCAATTAGTACAACCACTGTAATCTGGTGTTCCGTATAGTTGCATATTAGGACTATACAAAGCAGAATAAAGTATTTGATTAGGTTCTGTTCTGTCTTTTAAGTTAAAGGCAGCAACAGGTTGTGGTCTATTATTTTTTTGTCTTGGATTTGCCCAATCAGAACTTACATAGTAAGTGTCTACAACTCCCATTTCGTTAGGTACTCCACTACGAATTTTCTCAACTCCTATGTGATGTATTTCTGATATTTCTGTCCGATCTTTTGAAAAAATTATATTAAGTGCAAATGCTCCGTGTAATTTTAAGTCAAATGCTATTTTAGTAATTACTTCTTGTAATGTTTCTTTTGAGTTAGCAGCCGACATAAACTTCTTTAACTTAACTAATGCTTCTAAGTTAGTTTCATCTTCTATTTGTAAGCCCTGTCCTGCTATCATAGCCGCAGTTTGATTAATAATAGCAGCGTGTGTAGAACTATTGTAATAAAGGTCTATTAAGAATTGTGGGTACTGATTTTTGTATTCTTCTGTTCCAAATTCAATCCAATCTTTGCCGTATGCTTCTTTTATTACAGGTGAAGTTTGTGCTTCTAAATTTACAAGACCTAAGTTTTCTAAAATGTTATTCTTCTTCTTCATTCCAATCGGTGTTATTTATTAATTCAAGAAGTTCTTCATTTGTGTAAGTTGTAGCAAAAGCAAAATAATCAGGTGTTTTATAAAAAGATACTATTGCTTTTGTTCCGTCTAAACTTCTTCTTGCAGTTTCTTTTGAAGTAGTAGCCAATTCGTCAAAATTCAAGTTATCTAATTCGCTTACATCTATGATAATATATTGTTTCATAATTAAGGTGTGTCAGTTGAATATGTAGGTGAGTTTGCAGCGTCTGCCGTATTTCCTTGACCTGAACTATCTACAAGTGTAGTAATAGCAGTATTTCCTTCTTGAAATTTGAAGTAACCTTTCAAACCTGACATTCCTGTTAAGTCAAAAGGAACACCACCATTGTATAGAGTAGTTGCTGAAACAATTTCGTCAAAAATAGCCAAGTCGCAAATTTCGCCTTTGAAATGCGCAGAACCTGAACCTGTTTGTCTTCCTATATCGCAATTGTCAAGTGTTGCGTCAAACGCATTAACTGATTGGTCGTCTTTCGTGTCTTTAAGAACTGCGTTCATATATATTTTTATTTCATTTGCAGAAGTGTCATAAGTGCCTACAAAATGCTTCCAACCTTGATTTTCTATATCTGTATCGCCATCTTCTATTTTTGCATATCTTGCAGCAGTTGCACCTTTGTACTGAAACCTCAATTCGTTAGAAGAAGCGTGATATATAAATTGTAAATTATTGTCAGGTGATGAAGCCGTACCTGATTGCGCCCTGAATATAAAACCTGTACCTGAAAGAGTAGGTAGTTTAGCCCAAAATGAAATAGTGCCTGAATTAACACCACATTTTCCTGCTAATGTATCTACTTCTATATATTGTGTAGAGCCGTTGAACTCCATACTATAATCGTTGGCATAAACACCACTATTTGAAGTTACTCCTAACTTCATTATTCGCCTGTTTTTTCGTCGTGTTCTGTGTAACCTATTGCAACTCCTGAAGTCATTGTTATAGCCGTAATACGACCATAGATAACAGTTCCTGCTGGTATAGTTGTTTGTAAAGCACTTTCGCCTGTGTGATTAGCCATAGTGATTGCACTTACCACACTTGTAGTTACAAAATGAACACAATAATAATCTTTGCTTGTTTGTGCTGCCGTTGTAAAAACAACCCCTTTGCCTTTTCCTAATTGTTCTCTTAATAAAATGTTACTACTGTCAATTAAACTCATATCTTAATTTTTTTTAATTTGTCCAAATATAATTCGTTCCACTCGGTTCAGGATGTTGCGTATATTTAATCTGTTCTGACCCTGCCGTTTCTGTTACATACAACTTACCTTCTTCTACTTTGCCTTGCACTACTCCAATATTGTCGTGTTGCTCACCTAAATTATTTTCATTTGAAGGTGCAGTTTGTGCGGTCAAAGACACAGTTCCTATCCAACTAACCTCGTAAATTTCATACTTCCAAAATCCAAACGGCTTAAAGTTTACTGCACCTGTATATACATTTTCTGTTGTGTTATGTGATACTGTTGCTTTTGTATAACGCTGATATGTTCTTATATTGTCGTTGTGGTCTAAACTTTGTCCGTAAGCATATTTTACAACTTTACTCATATCATTTGTAAACTTGAACAATAATCTTATCTTACTTGTTGCAACAGAAGTGTTAATACGCTTTTCTTCTGTCGTAACATAAAAAGTACCTGTTGAGCCGTAAGTTATATGTATCATATAGTATAATAGAAAAACTTTGCAAATATTTGTATTTTGTTAGAAAACAAAAAGGGGTACTTCCGTACCCCCTAATGTTTATGAAAACAAAGTTAAAAACTTTGAGAAGTTTATTTATTTAACTCGTTACAACAGCGTTGAATGTAAATGCTCCATTATCAAATGGTGTAGTTGTGTAATCTGCTACAACTTGCATAGGATTTGGCTCTTGTCCTTCAAAAGTCCAAGTATAACCTGATAAATCTCCTAATGCAGCCCCTGATTGATTAGTACCTGCTGACAATTCCATTCCGTTATCTAACCCCATAGCGATAATCTTATTCTTACCACCTGACGACAATTGGTTAAGTTCTGCGAAAATAACCATTCTTTGTTGAGCAAGTAATTTAATTTCGTTTTGGTCTTCTTTTGTTAAGTCGTGTAAGATAACATTTGCAGAATGTGTATAAAACACAGTTCCGTTTTCACTTGAAGCGTTTACAGTTTCCGTTATAGAACCTGTACCTCTTTTCAAAGTGTATTTGTATATGTCATCACCACTTCCTAAATCCAAATCCGTTAATTCACCACTTGCAGTAGTAAATGAAGTTAATTCGTCGTGTTGAACTAAATAAATCGCTTTAATTCCACCGACACCATCTCGGCAGGTTATGTTTCTTCCTTTCGTTAAATTACAAGCCATTTTTTTTAGTTTTTAGAGTTAATTATTATGATTGGTAAACAAAGTCGCCATCAACACCAACTGCAACACCTGCCGTCCATCTTGATACCATTCTTACGTTCTGGCTTCCGTCAAGGTCAGCCATGTCAAGAACTTTTACTTCGTTATAATCCATATCTAATGCAGTAGAAGTACCGAAGAAGATATTAGATTTTGTACCTGCATACATTACATTGTCAGCAAGTCCACTTACAACTGCAATCTTGATACCTTCAAACTCAGGAGTGTATTGCCCCATGTGGTTAAAAGGAAAAGCAGACAAAGCAGAAATAGCAGAAATGTAAAATCTGTATGTTTTTTTGTTCATATAAATGTACAAGTCGTCTTTCATATAGACAGCAGCAGGAATATCAGCAACTAATGTACCTAAGTTTGCGATAATGTTTGCAGCAGTATAAGCAGCAGAAGCACTTGAAGTAGTCATACTTCCTGAATGTGAAGTAGTGATACCGTTAAATTGTCCGCTTGTAGAAGTATTACCTGCCCAAAAAGCACCTTCTATACTATCAGCAATAACACCTGCTGAGTAAGACATAGCAAATGCTACAAAGTCGTCTTCTTGTGCGTAAGACCAATCAGACAATAATGTCTTACGACAAATGTCTTGATTAATTTGAAACTGCTCTACTTCCAATACATTTTCGGTAAGCGTTAAAGCAGAAGATTGCTCATCAAATCCGCAAGTAGCGTCTTTAACAAGATTAGTGTTGGCAAGAGTATTGATAACTTCTTTGTAATTTACTGCATCTCTTACAGTAGCATACTCCAAACTATCAGCACCTCTTAAAGCCGCATTAATGTAAGCACCTGCGTGTTTCCCTGCATAAGTGCTTGATGTGATTGTTAAACCCATTTTTTTTAGTTTTAAGTGTTTATTATTTATTTTTTATATTATACCAATATTTTTCTTTCTTAGTCATTTTTCTGTATTCGTCTTTTGAAAGTGTTTCTTTTTTAACTTCGTTAAATTTAGAAGTTTTAACAGGTGCAGTAGCAGGTTCTTTTGAAAGTTTTTCAACTTCTTTGCTTAGTTCTGCTTTTTCTGTTTCAAGTTCTTCATTTAATCCTTTCATTTCGTTAAGTTCAGCGTCTAATCTTGCAATGTCGGTTTTAACTTCTTCTAAAAGTTCTTTTATTACTGAACCAATTTCTGTAATTAAACCTTCTTTGTCAAACTCAACTTCTTCTGTTTCTTCTACTTCGTCAGTTGCTTCTTCCATTTCTTCTTTTTCTTCTTTGTAATCTTCTTCATCTTCTTCTGCTTCAACTTCTTCTTCCATAATCTCAGCAACTATCCCTTCTTCAAGTACACTGAAATTTGTACCATCTTCTGTTTCATACTCACCAACAGGTAGAGGCATAGTCGTTCCGTCCTCAGCAAGTACCATAACTGATACACCTTCTGCTAATTCGTCTGCTTCTGAAACAATAATAGTTCCATCAGTCAGTTTTGCTTGATATGAAAGTTCAATCTCTTTATCTTCAATACCAAGTGCTACTAATATTTGTTTTTTTAAGTCCATAACTTTTTTAGATATAAATTAATTAATTCTTTGTTTAGTATAATAGAAATAGTTTTACTTCGTTTGATTTTCAATACCTAACAATTCAGCAAGTGCAGTTAGTACATCTTCGTTTGTAGGTTTTTGTGAAGCCATTGATTGCATTTTATCAACAAAATATCCTTCTATGCTTAACCCTTTTAGTTCGCCTGATTTTATTCTACTCCATAGTTCGTCATTCTCTATCTTCATCTTGACAAACCAAGTACCTATCGGTAAATCGAAATTGTAAAGATTAGATTTGTCTTGTTCGCCTTCTTTTATCCAACTTTCAATTGTTAATACTCCTGATACTCTATCTTCGTGTTGGTAAGTTGCCTTGTGGTGATTGTTATGTTTTAAGTAGAGTGCTGCTGCCTGTGCTACTGTTTCTTTACTGAAATATACATAGTAGTCGCTATCTGTGTTTGCGTCATAACGATAAATCTGCTTATTTGGTATAAGTGCAGGACTAACTAACATTCTTTTTTCTTCGTCTACTTTTGCTAATGTTAGATTGTTCTTTTCTTTTCCAAAAAACACAAAATCTTCTTCGATAGCAGGACTTGATACTAAACTAATAGCGTCTATTGTTAGTTCTTGGCTATCGTCTGATATTACCAATTCTACAATTCTTGTTTTTTTCTTTTTCATAATTTATAATAGATTAAATTCTTGTTTATTTTATATTGTGGCTCTCCGTCTTATATTTGCTAACTTGTTTTGACTATCTGTAATGTCGTCAGACACTACAAATGCTCTTGCAGGTTCAGGTTCTACACCGCCTTCTAATGTGAATGCACCTGATTGTATTTCTGTTATCGGTGTTGCCGCAGGTGCAGATACACTACCAGCACTACTTGCACTACTTGGAGAAGTTGATAGAATTTTCTTTATTGCAGAAGCACCCATAACCCCTGTTGCAACTGCTTGAATAGCATTAAAAGGTGCAGGTACATTAGCCATAGCATTCATAATTGCTTGTTGTGTATTATATATAGTTTGTGCTACTGCTACTGCTTTTGATGCTGCGTCGTGTTCACCTGCTAATTCTGCTGCTGCTGTAAAGCCCATTTGAATTGTTTTCAGTTTTTCTTGTTCTACTAATTTTTCTAATGCTATTTTATCGTCTGCAAGTTTTTTAGCCTTTTCTAATTCTTCCTTCATTCTTTTTTCTTCTGCTTTTTTCTTTTCATCTGCAAGTTTTTGTTCTTTTTCTAACCTTTCTTGTTCTATTCGTTCTAATTCTTCTGCTTTTTCTTTTGCTTCTTCTTGTCTTCGTGCTTCTGCTTCTTTTTCAATAGCATTGATTTTGTTGTTAAGTTCTATTTGTTTTGTTGTACTTTCTGCTCGTATATCTGCTAAGGCAACTTCTAAATCTGCTAACTTGTCTAAATCTTCTTCTAAACTTTCAGAATTTTCAATTTGTTCTTTTTGTATTCTAACTGCTTCTTTTGCGTTCGCAACCCTTTTATCTAATAATTTATTTTCTATTCCAAATGCTTTTTGTGCTGCTTCTAACCTTTCTGCTTCTGTTTTAGTTACATCTTCTGCAATTAATTTAAGACCTTCTATTTCCGCCCTTCTTTGTGCAGTTTCTACTCTTAATTCCCTTTCGCTATCTCTTAGTTCTTGTGATTGCCTTTTTAACTCAATCATTAAATCTACTTCCCTTTGTATTTCATCACCTATACCTTTGAAAGCACCTTTTACATCTTGTAAAGCACCTTTTGTATCACCTTGAAATAGTTTTACTATTGCACCACCAAACTTAGATACTCTATCTACTATAACATCAACTGCTGCACCTAACCCTGCAAAAGTTCTTTCTAATAGTTCTGCACCTTTTTTAGTTCTTGTAAAAAATGTAAGTAATGAACCAAAAGCAATAAGTAAAGCACCAACCCCTGTGCTTAATATACCTGCTTTGATTGAGCCGAATAATAACTTTGCTTGCCCTGCTGCTGACTTAAAAGCAGTTTTCAATCCATTTATAGATACACCCATTATTTGAAAGTTACCAATACTTTCTTTCGCTTCTTTATTAGTATCTTTTAATTCGTTTGTTAGTTTTTCTGTATCTTTTGCTGCGTCAGAAATATCTGTTTTTACATTTAATATTAATTCCTTATCTGCCATATTTTAGTGTGTAAATGTTGCGCTTGTTAATTTCTTTTCTGTTAATTGTACAGAAGCAAACCATTCTATATTTATGTTTTCTGCTCCTGCCGTTACTTGTACTGATATATTTTCTGCTATCGGACTACCCATAACTGCACTACCTGTTGTTCCGTCACTTGCTATTGTTGATGTATCTTGACTAAATTCTCTATCGTAAGCATTGTCAGTTCTTACAACACCTATTATTTCTTGATAAATATAGTGGCTTACTGTTCCTGCTGAACCACCTGACACCATACCTATAACCTTTGCTTCAAAACTTAGTATTGAATTGTTTTGTAGTTGTATATATGCTGCACTTAGTCCGTGTATTTTTAAGTGTGTAGGGGTTGTGTCAGTTGTACTACCTGAAAGTTGTACAGTAGAAGATTGTGCTAATCCTAAACCTTCACCGCCACCTATAACTATTTCTGCTTGTCTTAGTGCTTGTCCGTATTTACCAAATACTACTGCATTGTCTATACTTGCATTGACTTGATTGTTTTCGCCACTTATTAATAGGTTTCTATTTTGTCCTTTTGTTTGATTTTTAGTGCCTATCATTGTTGAACTCCTTGTGCCGCTTTCTTCAATGTTTGTTTTGTCAGTTTTAGTTACTGTTGTTGTTTTATTTAACCTTGCTAATTTATTTGTGTAATTAAAAGCAGTACAAGTTCCTTCTTTTTCATTCCATTTATAGCCGTATGCTTCGCAACTTATTTGATTAGGTAAAACTCCGTCTGTGCCGTCAGTAAATAACACCCTTCCGTCTGGCAAGATTTTCTCAGGTTTTATTGTATATCCTTTTTTGTATTCCATTATGGTATAAGTATAAATTCAACTTTTGCCAAAGTATTCGGCTTGTATTCTATTTTGTTTACTCTATATTCTCGGTTCTTAATAACAACTGTGTCATAAAACTTAAAATTCTCAATATCAGCAGGTGTTAAATTTACTTTCATTGTCATTACTCTTGTGTCAGGATGGTAAAGTTCATCATAATACGCTAACCAATATTTATTGTACAAGTTTAGATAAGATGTATTTGTAAACCCTATCATTTGACATTCGCCAAAATTCAAGTCGTTTGTTGTTGTCGTAGTAGGTAAAGTTGATATATGTCCGAATTGCCTGTATTCTTGTTTGCCGTTAAAAACAGGATTGACTAAAGGTGCTGAATATTTACCGACAGGTAAGTTTACTGTCTGTATATCATACATTATGCGTGGTGCGTTTTCAAAACCTTCAAACTCCGTTCCGTCTTCATTACCTGAATAAATTACAGGTATAATAAAGTCGTTATCGTAGCCGTCAAATATTGGCTTAATGATTGTAGGTGCAAAAGGTGTTGCAACTATTTCTTCTTCACCCTGTAAAAGATTGTAGTTAGTTGCGTCAAATTCTTTAGTTCCGTAAAGAAAACCATTTACTGCTTTTTTATATACACCTGAAGAATAATCGTCTTCGTCTTCTTCGTATGTAAATTTTGTTTTTTTAATTAATTCTAACGGCTTTAAGTTTATTTCTGATACATCTACTTTGTCCGTCCAATTATGTTGAGTGCTATCAGTATTTGTTAAGAAAATATCTGAATAAGGTTCTATTCTTAGTTGCTCGTTTTCTTTTATTACAACCAAATTGAACATAGTCATAATACCCTTAAAAAACTCATATTGATTAAGTTCTCCCCTTAGGTTTTTTATTTTATTGCTAAAAGTAATTCCTGTTGAAGTTCTTATGTTATTTGCCCACCCTGTAACTCCGCCTGTTGCGATAATTGTTCCTGCTGTTGTTTCTCTTATTACAGATGAATTAGTAGGATTGCATTGTGCTTGTAAAGTGTCGTTATTGTCTAAGTTTATTGTGTAATTTCCTTGATATGTATATGTAGAATTCGCTGCTATTGTAACATTTTGAAAATCAATTGCAGTTGTTGTGCTTCCTGAAGTTTTAAGCCACCTTAACTGAACATTTTGCGTAGAACCGCTTGTGTTTTCTATATTTATTTCGTAGGTAACATCATTAATTGTTCCGTTAGTATTTTCTTCAAATCTGTTGTTAGTTGTGTTGAATGTTTGAAAATTTCCAACAGGTATAGTATAACCTGCTGCTACTATATTTGTTGTAGTTGGAAATAAGGCACTAAAAGTACCACCTGTTAATAGTGAGCCGTTAGTATCTCTAAAACTCAAATGAGCATCTGATGTTGTTATATCAACATCTGCACCGTGATTGAAATCCATATATATTTTAGAAAAATCAGTTGTGCTTAAAAAATTAGAAGTGTAGTCAAAACCTGCTTCTGATATTATTCTGTCTATTAAGTATTTTACTTTTATGAAAGGTCTAAAAGCATCTTGTAAATTATCAAACTGCACAACTCCTGAAGCGTCTATATGTTTGTTTGAAGTCCAATCGCACAAAGGATATTTTAGAACTCCTGTTGTTGTACCTGAACCTGCATAACTTCCTGAAGGTAAAGTGTTGTCAAGTGCTAAATTTCCTGCCCAACTATTCTCTATATTAGTTTTTGTGTATTGGTGGTCTAATTCGTCAAAATCTAAGTCGTTAAAGGTTTTTTCTTTTAATATATCTGCTAAGGTTACTTGTTCTGAAAACAAATTTACATTGTAACTTACTTCACCTTCTTTGTCGTTTATATCTATTAGTTGTAAAAATCCTTCAAATAATGTATAACTATTTTCTTTTAATACTGCTCTTGTTTTGATATAAGGGTTAAAACTGAAAGCACCTGTACTTCTTGTTATTTCAAATATATGTCCGAATATCTTATTGTTTCGTTTTGTGTTTGGTAAGTGAAAGTCCTTTGAATATGATTGTACTTTTTCTGCTACATTCTTAAAGTCATCTACGCTCAAACTTAAAGGTATTGCTTCTTCTTCGTATAAGTCGCAAATAACTTGTCCGTCTGATAAGTCAGTAAATACTTGCGGTGCTGAAGAAGGACATTCTGTTATTGATATGTTTGATATAACTATACTTTGTCCGTTTGAAGCCCTGTAATCTAACAACAATACTTGTCGTAAATTTGTAGCAGTAAAGGTTGAAGTAAAAGTTCCTACATTTACAGGAAATTGTAAATCGCTACCTGCGTTTTCAAATAATTGAAAAGAAGGTGTTGATACTGCCCAACTTTGACTGAATGTATTCCCTATATGTAATTGTCCTGCACTATTTCCTGTTGTTATTTCTATTTTTATTTCGTAGCATTGTCCTTCTACTAAATTTAGTATTTCTTGATAAATTCCTGTGCTTGATTGACTACTTGCGTTTGAAGATAAGGTAATACCTGCACTTGTTACTGAAGGTGCAGTACAACTCGCAAAAGCACCACCTGTTGAACGAAAACCTTTCCAGATACTTGAAGGTAAATTAGTTTTTACTGCTTTATCTGACGGCTTGTTATCGCTTGTACCTAAAGTTGTAGCAAGTCCAATATTAAAATGTCCGTTTGCTACATACTGAGTTAAAACAGGGTTAGATGTAAAAGTGTAGCCATCGTTATATTGCGGATATAGAATTAATTGTACTGACATCTATGCTTTTTGTATTCGTTTATTATGCGACATTTCTATTTCTATTGTGTATTGCTTTAGTTTGTCGTTTGCCGTTGTTTTTCTTGTATAACTTGAAGTCATTACTACACAAGGTTGTACATATTTATTTAACAAATTAGTTATAGTTCCTAATGTTGTGTCGGTGCTTTTTTCTTGCAATACAAACACATCAGGACTTGTAAATAATTCTTCTAACCATTGTGCCGCTTCTTCTGTTATAAAATCAGTTTGTAATGTAATTACTTCTTTAGAGTTTGTTGCAAATACTTTTTGCCCACCCTTATAGCCGTGTTTCATATAACGGCTTTCATTCCAAGTTCCTTTTAATTGTTGATATGTTTCTCTTTTTGAATTTACTTTTCTTACATTTCTTTTTGTAAAATTAAAATAATCCCAAACTCCTAATCTATTTAACCAACACAATCTAAACTTTTCAAACCCTTTGCATACTTCTTCTTTGTAAAAACTATAAGTATCTGATACAACCACTCCGTCATAATCTCTTGCAGTAACTGTGTAGTAATCCCAACTTGCAGGTAGAGAATTACCTGCGCCCTGTATGTTAGCCGTTCCAACACCTACATATTGTAATTGTGCTTTTGGTGTAGTTGATTGCCAAGTCAAACTACCATTTGCAGTTGAGTTTCCATAAGTAATAGTTGAACCTGTCTGCACTCCGTTTAGGAAAAACTTTATATCTATATGTCTTATTAGTTGCCTTGCACTTGTAGCAGAAGAACCTACAAATTTACCATATCTACTTCCTTCCGTAAATGAACCTGTACCACCGTCTGATTGAGCAAAGAAGCCAAGCGTACAAAAATCATTTTCACCTATATATTGTGTAGTAGGTGCGTTTGATAAGAACTTTGCAGCAGTTGAATTTAACACATACTTGTTAAAGTCATAATTGTAACCAAAATTGCCTGTATTACTATCAACAGCAAGTGTGTCATCTTCTTGCCTTACTGCATTGTGTATATAATAAAGTTCTGAATTTATTTTACTTGTTGTTGTTAAAGTTCCTGTTTGAGTAGTTGCAAATTCTGCTGAAAACTTAACACCTATCAACCTAACTGCGTTTCTATTTACACTCCATTTGTCTATCTGATGTATTGAATGTGGCTGTTTATCTGAGTAGTCATCTTGATTGTATTCTGTGTGATATTGTACACCACCTGCTACAATAGTTTCACCACCTAAATAATCAGGGCTTACATACGCTTCTAATATGCGTGATAAATCAAATATACCTACACCTTCGTTGTTAGGCACTACTTTTAATGTCGCAACTTTTGAAGCAGTAGGGTTTGTAGTGTTAAAAGGGTTTCCTGTAAAACTACTTACATAAACTTCTGCAATAAATTTTACCCTAAAATTCCCAACTACTACTGAGTTGTCCTCTACTACAAAGATAATTTCTTCGTCAGTTGCTAACATCTTGTATAGCGGTTTTTGTGCTATTATCATAATTCTATTGTTTCAAAATGTGTTATTATGTCTGTCTTAAAATTGTTTAACAATTCATTATCTAAATTTGCAAGTTCTATACTCATAGGTTTTGAAAAGAAAGAAGTTGCTGCAAGTCCTTTTGATTTGATACTTCTTGCTATTAAGAATTGTAAAGATTTTCTACTTACAAATCTGCCTTTTTCATCTCTTATACCTGTTAAGTTTTTTCTTACTATCCATTTATCTAATGCACTTGCAGGTGGTTGTTTAGTTGTGTATTTGAACGGACTTCTTTTACGCTTTCCGTCTATATTGTGGAAGGTTCTTGTTGTCTTTGTTCCTGAAACACCCTTATCTACAAAAGAAGCGTAGTCAGCACCTTTGAATACTAAATTGTAGCCATTGTTAGTTGCTTCAAGCCGATAGTTCAAACTATTGCTTAACTTACCATCCTTACCTTTTGCTTTTAATATCTGCTTACCTTTTCGTATTATATTTTTCGCAAATTGTCGTAGGTACTTTTCTAAATTGTTTTTCTTTAACTTAGCCACTATACTGACGCTGCAAATACTTCTACTTGTATATTGTTAGAAGTAGTAGGTCTAACTTGTACTGACGCTAAATCTTCTAATGTACCAAATGAAGGACTTGTGTCTGCTTCTGCTAAAAGAATGTCATCACCATTACAAAGAATATGTGAAGCACCTGCTCTTAATCTGACTTGATACAAAGTTGCTGAACCTACAAATGCTACTTCACATTCGTTAGTATTATCTAAGTTCGTAATCCTTAAATACTTGACATTATCTCTATCCAAATTACTTCCTGCTGCGTGTGGTGTAGCACCAAATTCTGCAACTATTGTAGTTTGTGAATGTGTGCAAGTGATTGTTCTTTCAAAAGTATCTACAATAGACGAAGTAGTTAGTTCATTTGAAGAACCTCTAACTGCGCCATTGATAGTTACATTTTCTGTAATTGTTACCGTTAAATCTGCCATAATTATTTTTTATCTATTTGTTTTAATTTATTTATTGCCCATTCTATACCACTTGTACCACCCCAAGCGTCCCACATTAGACCTCCGCAACCTTCTGAGTAAGGTACATCTTTATGTTGTTGATGTCGCTTAAAAGAAGCCATTCGTGAAATCGTATCTCTCGAAATCTTGGCTTTTCTTGACAATTGTGCTGCTCTCGTCCAGCCGATACGACTTCCACAATCTGAACCATTTTCTTCTTTCCATTTAATTGCTCTCTTAGCGTTGTTTGTTGCTGACTGAGGGTAATCGTTATAACTTTCGAGTTCTATGCTTATATCGTCTAATTTGTCTATTAAATCGTTATATTTCATAAGTTATTTTTGGCGGTATTAGTTGTATTGTCAATTTTCCTATTTTTATTTTAAGCATATATCTGTTGCTGTTGGTATTTCGCAAGTGTCGTAAGTCCATTCTATAACGATAGGTAAGTTCAAAGTCCAACCTGCTAAAGTGTTATCGAATCGTTCTGTAAAAGGTTCTATTGTAAAATCATCTGTTGTAAAGTATCTTGCTTCCTGTCCTGCTGAAGCACTTGATAAATACAATGTGCTACCACTTCTGAAAGTTGCTATTATATCTAACATAATAGAAAGTGTGTCGCTTA